ACAGGGTCGCGTCCCGGTGGCCGACGATGTAGGTCTTGGCGGAGCCGTCCGCGCCGTAGGTGGTCGTGTCGGCGGTCTCGACCTGATGGGAGACCTGCGACTGGTTGAAGAACCGGGACAGGTCGTAGCCCCCGAACAGGACCGACGTGGACTTGCCGTGGCGGAACGCCATCAGGACTCACTCCCCTCGGGCTTGCCGGGCTTCCCGGACTTGCCGTCGACCTTCTCGATGGCACCGGAGTCGAGGAGCCACTTGACGGAGGAGGTGGGCAGGTCATCGACGACATCACCGGGCTCGGCGCGGCGATCCGGCGGGTAGTCCAAGCCGATCAGCACCTTGTAGGCCACGGGCCCAACCTCCCTGCGACAGCGCGGATCCGCACCATCGCAGGAGCACCGGGCTCACGTTAGGCGGTGGGGCGGGCCCACGAGGGGCACTCTCGAACAGTCCCAGTCTAGGGCCCAATGCGGAGAGCCCCGGGGTTTCTCCCGGGGCTCTCTTGGATGCTTCGAGACAGTTCGATGCTACGCCTTCATGCTGCCACCTCCTCCCACTCGTCCATCAGTTCGGTCGTCAGGTACGGCATCTCGTCCTCGGGCTCGGCGGTGCGGTCGAGGAGGACCACGGTCGGGGCTTCGATACCGAGTCCCCACGGCATCAGGTCGTCGCCGAGCATGGTGACCCAGTCGGCGGCACAGGGGGCGCAGAAGCGGGCTCGGGGGCTGGAGGTGGACATGCAGCCGACCATTCGGCAGGCGGTTGTGGTCATCTGGTCTCCTCTCAGAAGGGCGGCTCGGGGGCGCTCGCCCACGGGTTGTCGGCGGCGGCTGCCTTCTCGGCTTCGCGCTGGGCGGCGTAGGTGGCAGCGAGGGCGGCGTTGACCACGTCGCAGGCGGCCGGGTCGACACAACCTCGCGAAGGATCGTTGGGGTCCGAGGGGAAGATGTAGACCATCTCGCCACAGGAGCACTCGGACTGGATGGGCTCGTTGGCCCCGCAATCGAGGGGGCAGGTGGCGAACTTGCCGTTGGCGGTGTGCCAGTCGGTGTGGGCCTCGCTGAGGTAACTCATGGGGTCTCCTCTCCCGGGGGCCCTTCCCCCTCCGGTTCAAGGATACCAAACGGGGGTTAGGAACTCAACCCGGGCCCCGGCGGTCCTCCCGGGCCATCGCCGCCTGCATCTGCGTCAGCGTCAGGTGCTCGCGGACCTGCCGCAGCGCGTCCCCCGCCGCCAGCATCCCCACCGCCTGCCGCGAGTCCTCCGCGTCGTTCACCTGCTCGCTCGCCCGGCGCTCCGTGTGCCGCAGCCACTCGATCAGCGTCGCACTGTCCAGCCACACCCGATCGTCGCTCGGCATCACCAGCACGACGATCTCCACGTCAGGCACCGTCAGGAGCGTCGCCGCCCTTGTTCTTGGCCTTGCACCGGGTACACAGGATCATCCACGGGCGAGTGACGTAGAAGGCGAGGAGCCGGTTGCACTTCCAGCAGCGGGGCGCGTCGTCCGTCACCACGGCCCGGCCGTAGGCGTCGACCGGGACGGTCACGGCAGCACCCAGACGTCGAAGTTCACGGTCACCAGATGGCGGCCCTTCTCGTCCTCCCCGATCGGCGTGACCGAGCCCACCGGGGCGATGCGGAGCACGTTCACCCCCGACAGGGCCGTGTTCGCCACCGCCCCCAGCAGGGCCCGGATCGCCTGCGCGTCGTCCCGGGCAGCGGCGTAGCCGGGAGCCCGGCAGGTCACTTGGAGGCCCGGCTTGTCGATCGCCGTCGCCGCGTTCCCCAGCGTCATCTCCGGGGCGTAGCCGGGCGACTCGTAGACGCAGCGCATCGTGTCCGGGGTGTCCGGCATCAGCGCGAGGAACAGGCTGGTCCCCAGCGTCCCGTGGCCGTTGGACGCAAGGTAGGCGCCGACCGCTTCGAGGATGGTCACTAGAACCCCCGGTTCAGCATGTCCAGCACGCGCACCGTCAGGCGACGGCCCATGTCCCGGGCGTGCAACTTCACCGGGTTCTCCAGATACTTCCACCGGGTCGGGTTGTCGTGCTTCGCGCCCGTCCCCCAACGCCCGCCTTTGCTCGGGGGGATCTCGTGGACGAACAGCGCGTAGGGGGCGCCCGGCCCGCCGTAGGTGATGTCGACGATGGCGATGGAGTTCAGGATCGTCGGCGGGTGGACGACGCCGGACGCCCGGAGCACCCCGTAGCGGACAGGAACGACCGCCTGAGACAGCAGGAACGCCTCGCTGGCCTCCTCGTACATGGCCTTCGCTGCGAGCCGTGGTGCCATGTCAGCGGCCCGTATGAAGGCACCCTGCAACTCCTTCATCCCCGTCAACTTGATCGTGCCCATCAGGCACCGAACCCGATGACGGTGTGGTGGTTGCCGTCCTCGTCCTGCGGGGTGTCGACGCTGACGATCAGCGGGACCGCACCGTTCGGCAGGAGGATCTTGTCGTTGACGGTGGCCGTGGCGACACCGTAGATGACCGCCCGGCCCGCCTCGATGATGTCCCGGCCCTCTCGGTCCCGCAGGATCCGCTGCTCGGACATGATCCGGCAGCGGTAGGCGACGCCGGTCGCCGAGTACGCCTGCTTGCCGTAGTTGTCGACGGTGCTCGCCGGGTAGACCGTGACGGTCTCCAGCATCATCTCCGCGAAGTCGCTGGGGACGCCCATGTCACGACCCCGGGTTGTCGAACTGGCCGGTCTGGAACTCGGTTCCGTTGTCGGTCGGGTCGGAGCGGTCCTCAGCCCGGACGAGGGCGTCGGCGTGCGTCCACGGCGCGGTCACCGTGTTGCGGACCTGACGGGCCCGCAGGCTCGCCGCGTGGTCCCGCATGTCCCGGGCCCGGCCCGCGTAGGAGATGCTCATGTCGCCGACGGACTTCGACTGGGCCTTGCGAGCGAACAGCCCGGCCAGTGTCAGGCAGCCCTCGATCGCCGCCGCGTACACCGCGCCGCCGGACTCCGTGAGCAGGTAGGCGATCTCCTCGTTCGACAGGGTGACGTCCGCACCGGAGACCGTGTCGCCCATGAGGAAGCGGACCTCGTCGCTCGTCGAACTCGATGGGCCCGTGTACGTCCACGTCATGCCCTGATCCTCCCACGTCCCGAGCCGTCACTGAGGAGTTCGGTGAGGGCGGTGTCCCCGGCCGAGCCCGGCTGGAAGCGGATCCCCAGCACCCGGGGATCCGAGTGGCGCCCGTAGGCATACCAGTAGACCCGGGCCACACCCAGTTCCGCCGCGTAGTGGTCGGTGAGGGCGATGTCCCGCTTCACCTTCCGCACCGGCAGCGGACCACCCATCAGGTTGTAGTTGGTCTCCGTGACCCACAGAGGGGCCTTGGGGGCGTCGAGAGCACGGAGCCCTATCTGGCAGGCCAGCACCAGATCCCGCCAGCGTGCGGGGCCCTTGTCGATCTCCGGGTAGACGTGCGCGGCCATGACGTCGACCGGCCAGCCGACCCGGCGCAGGGCCATCAGGTACGCCGACGACCGGCGCATCCCCCCGCTGCTCGGGCGGGGCATCACCGGGGCCGCGACCACCCGGGCCTGCGGGTCCACCCGGCGGATCACCGTCCGCGCCTGCAACGTCATCTGGGCCAGCATGGCGATCTGGCCGTAGGGCGACCAGAACTCCCGAAGCATGGGCTCGTTCCAGATCTGGTACGAGTGGATCCGCCCGGCGTAGCGGACCACCACCTTGCGGACGTAGTCCGTCCAGTTGTTCATCGTGTGCGGGGGGCTGTTCGAGCCCGGGCCGATCCAAGCCGCCGCGTGCGGCTCCTCCGGCTCCCGCGCAGCCCACGCCGGGGTGCCGCCGAGGACGAGGCAGATGTCCATGTCGCGCTGCTCGGCGAGGGCCACGATCGCATCGAGCCGGGCCCAGTCCCACGCCCCGGGGGCCGGGTTCACGTCCCGCCACGTCACCCGACAGTCCCACAGGCGAAGATGCCCGACCGGGGGGCTGGGCATGGCTGCGAACGGGTCAAGGGGGGTGAAGCCGTGGGCGACCATGGCCCCTCCGCTCAGGCTAGGCGGTGGGAGTGACGAGCACCGGGTCGGTCGCGGCCGAGTTTCCTTGATCGTTGACCGCCCGCATCGTGATCGACACCTCGACGTCGGCCGTGAGGCCGGTAATCGTGAACGGGGACGTGAGCCCCGCCGACGTCCACGCGCCCGCGTCGATCCGGTACTCGTAGTCGGTGACGGTGTCGCCGCCCTGCACGGCAGGCTCAACGAACGCGATGTCAGCCTCCTCGACGCCCGCTGTGGCGACGAGGCCAGTGGGGGGCTGCGGAGGGCCGATCATCGCACCGAGGGCCTGCATGGCGGCGATGAGGCTGTTGATGGCGGCACGCGCCTGCGTGTCCACGGTGGCGCCACCCGTCGGGGCAGTGACCGGGTCGGACATGAGCCCGTTCGTGCCTCGGATCAACTCGACGTACACGTCGCCGCCGGTGACATGGAGGTCACCGGCGTCCATGGTGACACCCATGTTCGTGAGGGCCATGGTCGACGCCGTCGCGTCGATGTCGACGGCGGAGGCAGCGGAGTCGCCAACGGTCAGGCGGTCAATCGCAATCAGATTGCGAAAGAGCGCCCGACCGTTG